CCTCATCAGCAAGTGCTTTACACTTGTACCGGGACCGCCCTAGGGGGCGGGCCACGGTTTCGGCCTAGTCTAGTCTATCGTGAGCAAGCCCAACACAAACCGGCGCTGTTGTTAGTTAGTGATACGCGGCCGCATTCGTTCCGGCAAGCCGGGGTTAGGGTAACCGGGGTAACCGGTGCCGGGGTGACCGGGGCAAAGAGGGCTAGTTGTGTCATCGTGTCACCGCCCAATTACAGCGTGAGCAACGGCCATTGATTATTGAACCGCGGCGGCGCTTGCCGGTGACGCTTGCCATTGTATAACATGGGTCATGTTCGGCGTGTGAGGGGCACATCATCGTTGTTGTTGAGCCGTCGGTGTTGTGAGCGCAAGAGCATTTGGTTAGTGTATCGTTCATTAGTTGGCCACGCAATCATGATCTAGTTCACAAGCGCACTCCCAATAAGCACATACATAAGAGCATTGGCTACATTTAGCAATGTAGTCCCCGGCCCAACCGAAAACTCCGGTTGCTATAGTATCGGGGGCTACACAATCGCGATGACCGTAACAAAACTCACACGCCGGTTCTCCGGTGATCAAGAGTTCTGTAGATACGTTGCCGCAATCGCAATAGGTTACGGGGCAATCATCGTAGCGATAAGTTGGGTCATTTTGTTCACACTTGCGACATGTTCCGATTAGTGTCACATCTGTAGCATGTGCGTCGGACGCCTCCATTTGAGCACGTAGGGCGTCCGGCCATTCGTCGGCCGTGGTGTAGGCTAGTACTGTTGCGTTCATTTGTTTCTCCTTGATATTCTCGCGAGCCGGAGGTTCCGGCTACATAAGTAATTATCCGGATAACCGTCTCCGGTTCAAGGGGTCCGGGGTGCTAGTTTGTTGTGCGTCCGTTGTGTTTTATTTTAGCCAAATGTTAATCTCTTTAGCCGGCCACGGCCTCAAGCCGTGAGCCGTCCGGGGTGACCGGTCTTTTTGATACTACGGGGTTAGTCTTTTTCGTTATGGCCTCAACAGTGATCGGTAAGTAAAACCGGTGTGACCGGGGTCACAGTCTGGTTAGCCGGGGTGAGCCGGTCCCGGTACCCGTGTCTGTAATGTCCGGTTCTGGTTGGCCGGTCCGGGGGTCCCGGTGATGGTCCGTTAGGAACCGGTCCGGTACTCCGTCCCCTCCGGTGTACCGGCACCAAACCGGCAACACCGGCACCGGTGCCCCGTCCCGCCCCCCGTATCGTTCCGGTTACCGCTAGGGCTAGTGCTGTAGGTGCTGTAAGCCTCCGGTGTTCCGGCAACCGGGGTTCCGGTTAGCACCGGTGTCTGGTGTCTGGTTCCCGGTACTACCCCACCCGTATCCCCATTAGCAACGAGTGTCGTATATATATACTATCACGCGTAGAATTTGCAGCCAAAATGGAAACCGGCATCCAGCCACCAGTAATCCAGCAAGACCGGGACTGGCTAAGCTGGTCTCTGGATCCCCTGAAGGGTCTCTAAGTTACTCACCAGTACATAACATTTCGTTATAATCTTCTTCCAAATGTTACAATCATGTTAACACGACGCAGCGAAACCAATCAAGACTACCCCCGAAAACCCCAGGAATCACCGGCATTTGGCACCGGCATATCGCCGGAATCTGGCCACCCCGGTTCCGGTCAACCAGCAACTGCAGTAAGCAAACTCCGGTTTCTTTTGCCCCGTTCACCGGCGAAAGGGGAAACCCCCCTAAAGGGGGTTCCCCTTTCGATCTGGGGATGGCTAGGGTCCAGCCTTGTCCGCGCCGCTTTCGCCTCAAGAGTGATTAGGGTGTCGGAGGGTTTTATATAGTTGGAGGGGCACTCCTCGGTTTGGTTGAGTCGTCCTTGCCCCTTATTCGACTCCCAGCGGAGTTCCAGTTCCGCAGAGCAGTCGCTGTTCCCTTGGGCTGTCCTTCCCTCGAATTAAGAGAGGAGGCTCCAGATGTCCAAGTGGGATCAACTGAAGTCAGAGTACATCGAATGGGTTCTGCTTGACAGACACCAACGTGCTGTTTCTAATCTTCCGGCTTCCGATACTGAATGGGCCGCCGCTAAAGATATCTCAGATCGTACACTTCGTAATTGGAAGTCAGATCCAGAAATCGCTGCTCGAATTGAAACCCGTCAAAAAGAACAAGCCCTCCGGCTTCCCGGTGCAACCCTTTCCGGTCAGACCAGTTTCGGTGTGGCAAATACCGATGAGCCCGAAAGTGAATACCAGCTCATCAAAACTAAACTACTTCAAATGGCAGCCGCTGGTGACAAGTCCGCTTTGGATACTTACTTCCGCACTTATGGTAAGTCATACGTCGAGGAAGAAACAGCAGCTCGTAAATCCGACTTTCGTGAACTGGATACTGGAGAGCTTTACCGCCGAGCCCTTGCCCTAATCCCTGACGATCTTTTAGAAGAAGAACTTCGTATCCGTAAGGGGATTAACAATGATAACTAAAGCCATCGTAGCAACACTCGTAGCCATCTCTGGTGCAGCAGCTGTACCTAGCATCATAGACCAACTAGGTCCTATTTTTTCTAAGACCACTCAGGATACTTCGCTCCGTGTTATTGAGCGCTCCGCTGCTTTGCTTATTGCTCTCGGGGAAGACCCAGAGACAGCCCTCCTTATTTCTGTACAAGACCTGCCGACCTCCAAGGAAGAATCCTTTGAGGTCTCCGGCTTAACCGTAACAACCAGAAGTGACTGGTCATGCCGGATCCTTACCATCGTCCCAGACGATGAAGGACCGGTGACGGATTGTTAAACACCAAGCAGAACGCTGAACTCGAGAAGATATGGTATGAACTCGAGTGGCGTCGCTGTGCCCAGGATGCGGAGTACTTTATCCGCAACTATATCTGGATTGAAGTAGAAGTTCGTCATGACTCTCGGGGTCGTAAACTCTTTGACCTCTGGGATTACCAGGAATCCGCTCTACATGATTATTTAAATAATCGCTTTACCATTGTCCTTAAAGCCCGTCAGCTAGGCTTTACAACCCTCGCAATGGCTTACGCCGTATGGCTCTGTTTATTCCAGCCACGTGCTAACATCCTCCTCATCTCTAAGTCTCAGGACGCTGCTGATAAGAACCTTGGCATGGCCCGCTTTATGTACGCCTTTCTCCCAGAGTGGATGAAGGCTCGCGGTCCAGAGCTAGACGGTGACGCAGCTAAGCAGATTATCTTCCGAGCATCTGACGGATCAGTAAACCGTATCAAGTCTTTTGCAGGTACTAAGACTGCCGGTGCTGGTGAAACCGCATCTCTAGTTATTCTAGATGAGTTTGCTTTGATGGATGATCCTTCTAACACTTATAGAACTATCAAGCCTACTACTGACGCCGGTGGTAAGCTTATCATTATTTCTACTGCTCGAGGTGGAAGCAATATGTTTGCTCGTTTATACCGCGATGCTCGTCGTGGGATCAACGGATTCAAGGCTATCTTCCAACCCTGGACTGTATCTCGTTTGATTACTGAAGCAGAGTATGAAGCTAACAAACTTAACTACGCAGCAGAGCCATGGTTATTCTACATGGAATACCCAAGCACAGATGAAGAAGCATTCCGTGAGTCAGGACGTCCACGTTTCGTTAACCTTCCACCTGATGATGACTGTCCAGAGTTCCCAGTATGTGGAGACTTTCAAGAAGATCCTTCTACAGGAGATATCATATTTGTAGAACAAGAACCAGGACATGCTAACTTCTACCTTTCCTGTCCACCGGAGGAGCTGGATTTCCAGAGACAGTTTGTATTGTCTGCGGACCCGGCGCTAGGAGTAGGTGGCGACTACTCAGCCGCCCACGTTTTATCAATCACTGAAGACGGACTCGTCGAAATCGTAGGCTACTACCTTTCTAACACTATTGAACCTGGAGATTGGGCGGGCGAACTAGACCTCATCGGCCGATACTTCACAGGCGTAGATCAGAAAGCTGCTCTTCTAGTACCAGAAAATGCGGGTGGTATCGGAGTTTCTATCATTGATAAACTTCGTAACCAATACAACTACCCTAACCTTTACCGATACCTACCGCCCGCCGTCGCTAAGCGCCGTCGTGCTCCCGTATTTGGCTTTCCAACTACGAAGGCCACTAAGCCGTTAGTTATAAATCGCCTCGCAGAGTGGTTAACTCCAGACCAGGAAGGACAATGGCAGATACTAAATATCTATCCTCGCCTTCGGGACGAGCTTACAACCTTTGTTCGCCGTGATAACGGTACTACTGCGGCTGACGTCGGCTGTCATGACGATACTGTTATGTCTCTCGCTATCGGTTTATACGTATTGCTGGAAGAATGCCACCCTGTCGAGAGGCAGACCATAGGTGAGACCCCACAAAAAGGGGCTCAACTTAGCGTTGGGTACATCCTAGAGGAAGCCAAAAGGGATTCTGAACGGGTAGACCACATAAACCGTAAGGCACTGCGCCGCTATCAACGCGGACTGCGCCGTAGATAAGAGGAGAACAGATGCCAAAGATCCGCCCATATGACCTGATGGAGTGTCAGGAGCTAGTAGAAGACGCTAAGCGTCGCTCCGAACCCCGTCACAACTGGTACCGTTCACTAGAACTCCTGTACCGTACCGGTCGGGCTATTCCGCTTTCAGAAAACACTGTAACTGGAACAGTATTTGAACGTTTAAATCCTGCAGATTTAGAAACCATTAACATGGTTCTTCCACATATCAACATTATTGTAGCATCTATCGTCTCACGCGACCCTAAACCAGTAGCAGTTCCATACGCTGGCGGAGAAATTACCGAATTAACTGCCCGCGTAGCGGAAGCAGTGACCGGTTACTGGTGGCTCCGGACAAACGCAACCGGTGTTCTCCGTGACATGGCGCAAGATATGGTTATTCTTGGTAACGGATTCTGTAAAGTAGGCTGGAAACTAGTAGAAGAAGAAGTTGAACGCGATCAAGACGAAGTTGTTCGTGAAATTACGGACGTTCGTCTAGCAGACATTGCTTCTTCTGTAGAACAAGGAACAGACATTGCACCTCAAAGCGTAATCTCTTCTTATGTTTCGTCAACAGAGCGTATCGTGCAGTCAGATGAACCATTCGTAGAGTATGTTTCTCCTTATGACATCTACTTTCCAGAGAACGCACGTCGTTTAGAAGAAAGCCGCTGGATTGCACAGCGTATCACCCTTCCTCTTGACGAAGTTCGCTCTAATCCTTCCTTTAAAAACACTAAGGACGTCCGTCCTGACACAGCTCTTGAGTCTCGCGACCAAGAACTAGGACGTGTTGACTCATATGCTACTGAAGAGATCTATGATTCAGCTACTATCTACGAGTTCTATGATATGCGTACCCGTACTCTCACTGTATTCCAGCTTGGTATGGATAAGGCTCTATTCAAGGGACCAATTCCTTACAGCCACCGCTACTCACCATTCGTACAGATGCGTAACTTCGCTGATGGTGGTAACGAGATCTGGGCATTCGGTGACTTAGAGAACGTAGCAGCCTTGCAAGAGAAGATGAATGAAGTATTTACTGAACAAGTAGATAACATGCGTCGCTCAGGTAACAAGTACGTAGCAGCTAAGGATACATTTGATGCTCTTGCTCGTGATAGACTAGAATCAGATGAACCAGATATTGTAGTTGAGGTAGATGTACCGGTCGGCCAGTCTCTCCGGGACATCCTGATTCCTATCCCACGCGCTTCGCTACCAGCAGACGTGTACAATGCACAAGCTAAGTTCGAAGATGCTATGCGTCAGATACTTGGTATCAATGACTTCCAAGCTGGTGGAGTAGGAGCAGACCGTATGTCTGCTTACGCCGCAGCAGTGGTAGATGGTGTAGCTACACTTCGTGCAAAAGACAAGCAGCAATCAGTAGAGAAGGCTGCCGCTCAGATATTCAACATCTTAATCAGACTCTGCCAAGAGTTCATGGAAGACTCAACTGCAATCCGTTTAGTTGGAGCCAACGGCGGCGTATGGGCCGACGTGGATTCAGCTGTACTTTCCGGTGAGTTCGACATGCGCGTCGAGGGAGGTTCCCTCTCCGCTTCGAACCCAGCAGTTCGTCAAGCACGAGCTATGGAAATGCTAGGAACAGTTGTTCCAGTACTCGGTGGCATGGGCTACGATACAGAGCCTGCACTACGTCACATCATCCGTGACTTAGGATATGATCCAGATCAGTTTATGATACGCCCAGAAGCAGTACCTGCTCCTGAGGCCCCGGGACAAGCTGGCTTACCAGCACAAGCCCCGGCTCTACCACCGGAGTTAGCCGGCGCATTACCGCCTGAGCTACTCGGTGGACTACCACCAGAGTTAGCAAACCTCGGCGCACCCTCTCAAACGCCAACAGCTGAGTCTTTGGCTCAACTGGAACAACTTACGGGTCAACCTCCGCTAGGTATCTAACAAGTCAGTCAGCCCTGGATCAGAAATGATCTGGGGCTGCTGCCTTTTCCGGCCCCTGTCGGAGTCGACACTATAGTTGGAGAGCTATACTCTCTGCCCGAAAGAACCGAACAAGCCATTGCCGCCACTCCAACAAGGGAGCACGGGGCACAACAGCATTCGGATAGGAGATGGGAATGTCAGATAACTTCGAGGAACTGTTTACGCAGGCCATGTCGGAGCTCACGAGTCATGACGTAGAGCCAACCACAGAACCAGCAGCAGAAACCGAAACCACGGAAGCCACTACCACTGAGGTAGAGTCAACTGATGCGGAGGATAACACCGACGCAGAAGTAGCGGAGACCGAACAGGATCCCGCCGGCGAGCCGGCTTCTGGGAATGAAGTAGAAGACAACAGCGAAAAGCCAGCCGATGAGTCTGGTATCGTAGCTGTTAATGAGGACTCAATCATCAGGCTTCCTGATGGTACAGAAGTCTCAGTAAAGGAAGCAGCCCTGCGTCAAGCGGATTATACCCGCAAGACACAGCAAATCGCAGAAGAGCGTAAGCTCCTCGAAGGTTCTAAGGCTGAGTTCTCTGAGGCTCTCTCGTATGTAGACTCACTTAAAACAGCGTGGGCTAAAAACCCCGCAGAGGTAGTAGCAGGATTCGTATCATCATCTTCGGATCCAACGCTTCTTTACTCACAAGTACTCATCGAACTCTCGAAGAGTGGAACTCTTGACAACCAGTTCCTGGAAACATTCGGTATCACACCGGACGTCCAGAAGCAGTGGCAAGAACAAGCTTCTCGTGAGGCTGATCTAGATGACGTTCGTCGTCGTTTAGATTCTTACGAAGCGGAGAAAGCCCAACGCGAAACTCAGACTCAGTTTGAGATGGAGCAAGAAGCTGCTATCGCCCAGTACGAGCAACAGTGGGACGGAATCAAATCTGAATTCGGAGTCACTGAGACAGGTAAAGATGAACTCGAACTAAAAATCGAAGTTCTTCAGTACGCGTCAGCTCGAGGCATAACTGATCTGCGGTCTGCTTTTGCAGCACTTCAGTTCGAAAAGTCGCGAACATCAGCTCCAGCCGCACCTGCAAAGGCCGGCGTATCTGATAAGAAGAGAGCGACTTCGGTTGTAACCGCTAAGGGTACATCCGGATCCGGTGCACCGGCCAAGCCAGTCTCCTCACTTGAGGATGCTGCTTGGGAGGCGTTCAGGGAAATCTCTTCCAGGTCCTAAGAAGATCACAAACCCAACCCCCTATCTAACAGAAAAAAGGAGAAACGTCAATGGCTCTTGGTGCTAATGACTTCAACGAACTCCTGTCCTCTACAATCCAGAAGATTGAGAAGCAGCTCGTTGATAACGTAATGACCGCACATCCTACGCTTGACTTTTTCAAGTCAAACGTAAAATCAGCTACCGGTCCTTCGGTAGTATTCCCAATCGTAGCAGCAGATGATTCATCAACATCATTCACTGATGCTTCAGGTACATTCAACACTGGTGTGTCTAACGACATCCTCGGCGTTGCAAAGTACGAGTGGGCTTCACCTCTCGTTTCAAAGGTTCGCGTCGAGTTCAAGCAGCTCGAAATGAACGCTGGACCAGAGCAGGTTGTATCACTCGCTAAGGCTCACCTAGACGCAGCTGTCAAGGGTCACGGAAAGAAGATCGCAACTGTTCTTCACACCGCTGGTTCTGCAGGCGCAGGCGCCTTCAACACTCTTGATGAAGTTATCTCGTCTTCTGACTGGTTAACAGCATCTACATCACGTACAGTTGGTGGTATCCGTGGTGGTACTGCTTCTTACACAGTAACAAACATTCAGCGTTCAGGCGCTAACGTTGCTACTATCACTGTAGCTGAGACACTTGACCTAAACGTCGGTGACACAGTTGTAGTTTCTGGTATCGCAACTGCTGGCTTCAACGCAACTGCTGTTGTAACCGTTATCTCAGGTGGACGCGATGCGTTCTCTTATGCTAACACTGGATCAGCTGTTTCAGCTACTGCTTCTACTGGAGCCGTAACTTGCGACGCTATCAAGGGTTACTGGAAGTCAACTGAGAAGACCATCCCAGCTTCTGGTGCAGGTTCACAGGACATCGTAACAGCGTTCCGTACAATCTCTGACGACATCTATGTCGCTTCAGGTGAGCGTCCAAACGCTATCATCGCAGGACGTGCTGTATTCGCTGAATACGAAGGTTCCTTCGACAACAAGGTAACATACAATGCTCCTCTTGGAACAGCCGATTCACGCTTCCGCGAACTCAACTTCGATGGTATCGTTGTTCGTCTAGATCCAGATGCACCTACAAACACAGCTTACTTCATCAACAGCGACTACCTAGTAGCCCGCTACCTTGGTGGTAACTTCATGCGTGCCCTTGCTTCACAGCAAATCACAGGTACACTTGACACCGTAACACCACTGGCTTCTGTATTGTGCTTCGGTACAAACAACCGCCGTGCCCACGGAAAGCTTGTTCGTTCATAATCTGACGAATGGCCGGAGAGCCCCTCGACCTTCTGGTCGGGGGGTTTCTCCTTTTCCAAGGGGTGTCGGGGTATCCGGAATAGGTGAAGGAGGATACTCTCAATGAACCTTTCTGCTTTACGCGCCCATGTGCGCTCTCTTACAGGGATCCAATCTACCGCTTTATTGACCGACGCAGACCTAGACATATTCATCAACGAGGCCTATCTAGATATATGTCGGTCCCACGCCTGGCCATTCCTGCTCAATCAGACAGTCCTCAACCTGAACTCCGGGGTAGCCAGCTATTCCCTGCCTGCCGGTGTCCGGGAGAACTCTATCCTATCGGTAGCAGTTCTCTCCAACGATGCTAACCGTCGCCAGCTTCAGCCTCGTAACCGCGTCTCTGTGGATAACACTCGCGGACCGCTGCCTACAGGTGAGCCTACTGAGTACAACATCTGGCGTGATGTTATTGACTTCTGGCCAACCCCTGAGTTAAACGAAGCTGTAACAATTCGTTACTATGAGGAGCCAGCAATCCTAGTTCTTACCACAGATACACCTGTATTTGATTCAATCTTCCACGCAGGAATTGCCTATGCTGCTTCAGTAAAGGTTTTAATCCGCGAAGGAGACGACACAGAGCGTCGTGGATACTATAACGCGCAGACCTTGCAGTTCACAGAAGCAATGCGCAAGGACTATTTAGTAGACAAGGATCGTTCCTTGTTCCGTCTAGGTGGACGACGAGACATCTACCAACGCCGCAATAGATACTACGGAGCGTAACACATGCGTACTACCGACCTAGCAGATTTCTCGGGCGGTGTCCGTGAAGCAGTCGCACCAGGCGACTTCACAGACCGTCAATGGGCTCAACTAAAAGGCTTTGTTATCACCGACGAAAGCCAGATCCGTTCTCAGTGGCCTATCCAAAAGGTAGGAGACGAGAGCGGATTTGTTGACATCCGACCATTAACAGGTCAGTCCGGTCGTCGCTATGTTGTAGGTATCAAGTCTAACGGCACAGTATGGTACAGCACAATTACAACACTCACCGCAACGTCAAGCGCTGCTACTGCAGCAGCTCTGACGTGGACTCAGCTCACAAAGCCAGGCGGTGGAGCATTAACATTAACAGATACTCCACGATTCTTGGGAGAGACTGCTTACATCACAGCATCTAATGGACGACGTACCGCTCTTCTTATTGACTCCGTATTCAAAGCAAGCGGTAATGGATCAGCACCAGTAGTAGTGTATGAGAACCCTGCTGGTTCAGCACTAGTAGTAGCAGTATATGAAGATGGGTCTGGTAACGCTAAAGTATTTCCAGGATACTTACCAGCTGCACCATCTGACGTAGTAACAGGAACATTCAACCCAGCAGGATCTGGTTCTTACCTAGTCTCCTGGACTCCAGGTGCCCCGGGATCCAGTGCCATTACTGGATACTTTATCTATGACTCTACTGGAGTACAGCGCGCTACAGCAGCAGCTGGAGCAACTAGCGCAACTGTTACCCCAGCAGTAGCAGGAGAAAGCTTTATTGTTAGAGCATCGAACAGCTACGGCACCACTCCGCTTGACGCGGGTGGCGGCGTGCAGCCTCCTTCACCAGGATATATTCCCCGTGCCAACCTTGGAGTACTATGGAGTGGTCAGCTTATTCTTGCAGATATTCAGTACTACAGTAGTCCTACCGATGCTCAACTTGCTACGCCATTAACAGCAGCAAATACTACACGCCTATCCAATGGCATATGGTTCTCTAATGCAGATGAACCAGATACTTTTGATCCACTTGCTGTATTCACAGTGGGATCAGCAGACGCTATCATCACAGGACTTGCTGTAATTCCACAAGGTCTACTTGTTCTTACTACCTCTCCTACTCAAGGTGATGGCTTATTCTTACTACGTGGCCGTTCAATTGGTGTTGTAAACGCAGAGAACGTTGACCTTAACTTCACTCTTGAGCTTCTACGTGGATCTCTTGGTAGCGTAGCCCGTGATAACGGACGAGGCAATGCCTTAGCAGTATGGCCGTCTATTGGTACAGCTGTATTCATAAATGAGAATGGTGGTATCTGGCATACCAACACACAAGATGTTCTACAACTAGACTCTTTTGGTATAGCCATTACAGCACCAGCAACTCAGTTAGATAACATATGTACCATCGGGCGCTACCTAGTAGCGTCCCGAAACGGTAGACTTATAGTCATGCGTGAGTTCGGTTCACAAGGAGCATGGACAGAGTACGTATATCCAGGAACAATACAACCAACCTCTCTTGTAGCTATGGAAGGGTCTGTATACTTTATCGCAGATTACGGCGTAGCAGGAGGAGGCAAGGTGTATCGCATCGTGGCAAACGCAGCACATGCTAACAACCTTTCTGAGCGTGGTCTTATCAATGGAGCAACAGTAGATCTAACTGTATCTACCCGTACACTAGGAGACCCTAAGCGTTTTGAGAAGTCTATGTGGCACCGCTTTGGAACGAGAGCACGAGGCGTAAGAAACGCCGTGCTCAAGTCATTCACAGTATCCGGTGGAGCCTGGTATGCCGGAGCCTTTGCTCCCCTAGTTACCAGTTACAGCCCAGCCAAAACTGTTGACGAACGCTTTGAAGTAGTTGTAGCAGCACATGGTCCAAGCATCGAGTGCCACGCTACTATCGTGGTTCAGGGTGACATCGAAATTGAATCGATGACAGCTTACGATCACGGCAAGATGCCGCGGAGGAAGTAATGGCCCAGAACGAAAATAACATTCTACCTCCGTTCAGTGGTACTTCTCAGCAGTTTGACGCTGCTGTCACAGCTCAACAGCAGTTTGATTTTGAGCAACAGACCATTGCTACTACCGCCGATATCACTCTTACTGTAAACAGCATCATAGATGGTACAATACCTATTCCTGTAGATGTCGTAAACGCTGCAGCTCCTAACTACCCATCTGGTAAGTGGGTTTCTATCTATGCGGGTAACTCCGCTACAAGCACCAACTTTGTTAACAACAGCACAAACCGTGGTAACATATACTGGTGCCTAGCCGTTCTACCAAACGACACAACAATAGATCAAATAGCAGTACGCTGCGTAGTAACAAACGCTACAGACCTAGTTCGCGTTGGTATATACTCTGATGTTCTTGGAGTTCCTAGCCAATTACTACTAGATGCTGGAACGGTAACTATTGCATCCCTAGGAACCAGAGCTGTCTCTATAACACCCCGTATCCTACAGGCCGGACGCTACTGGGTAGCTGTGGTTTTTCAATCCGCGGCTACAACTAGTGGAGCCATCACTGGGTTTACAGCTGGATACACTGCCCCACTTTATAAGTATGCTGATAACTCTGCTACAGCTCTTGGTCTAGGAGCCACCAACCCATGCTTCTATACTGTGGGTGCAACATACACATCTGGTGGACTGCCAGCCTCAACAACCGGTATCATATTTGTAGATACTCCCGGAGCTGGACTAAACACCGGCCCTTTAGTAGCCCTAAGAGCAGGATAAACCACCCCCTGTCGGGGGTCCGAGGATAGGTAGACAAGCTTTGAACACAGAAAATCGAGGAAGGTAGACATGGCTGTAAAAAAGGTAACGGCTAAATCAGGAGATACCCTCTCCCAGATTGCCAAAGCCAACGGCACTACCGTTGCGCAGATCCTTGCTGATAACCCGACCCTAGCTGCTCGGGCATCAGCCGGACAGACAGTCCTATTCAACGGGACCAATATCAACATAAAGTCCCCAAATACAGCAACCAACCCATACGGTCCAACCTTAACGGGAGCAGGAGCTGGTCTAGGTACTGCCTCTAATCCGATAACCAACGTAGCCACCACAAAAGGCGTATTCCCACCAAATACATTTGCAGAGACTGATGACAGCACAAGAAAGATTGAGAACGTCAAGCTCGCTGATCTACCTAACTTTGGGGCCACTGCTCAACCTACCCCACCACCATCTTTTACGCCAACAGTTCAACCTACCCCAGCACCGCTACCTACAATTACCCCACCAACACCAGTAGAAATAGTAACACCTCCTACTGTCGTAGATACCGTGCAGCAAGCACGTGACTCCGTGAAGGCAGCACAGTCAAGTCAGCGTATCCTAGACCCAATCCAGTGGAATGCTCTACAGCAGCAACTTCCTTTTGAAGAGCGTACAGATTATAACACATATAGAATGTCGCTATCAGCTGTTCCTACTACTCCTACTACTCCAGTTGTGACTACTCCTCCTGTAGTAAAGCCAACAGTAGTACCCCCAGTATCGGTACCTACAGCTACTACTCCGGCTAAGCCACAATATGGTGGAACACCGGAGGAACTACAGTCTATGCTAGAAAAGCAAGGAGCACTCCAGACGGGGCTTGCTGAGGCTCAAGCCGATGCACAGCGACGTAGCCGGGAGTACCAGGCTCAGGCTGAGCTGGAACGCCGGGGTGGAGCTCGTGCTTCATACTACGCTGGACAAGCTGCTAAGTCACAACTAGCATCTCGTGGATTATCCTTTAGCCCTGGATTAGGCGCTGCTCAGCGTCGTGCTTCTATGGCTGCTGGAGAACGTCAGCAACTAGCTACTGAGCGTGCTCTTTCAGCGCAGCAGATGGCTATCGGATCATTGCTTTCTAGTAGCGTACAGGACTATCTAAAGCAGGGACAAGCAAACCTTGATACAGCAACACGAGTTACAGATCTTACGAACGCACTGAAGGGAACAAAGTAATGGCCGAGACACCTATGTATAATCCAAGTGACTACGAAACAGACGTCAATCTAGCCAACGATAAGCTCAAGGCAGAGGTACAATCTATTTATGAGCAATCTAAAGCTGGCCTAACAAAGGGCCTTACACCTGAAGAGCAAACACAAGTAGACGCTCAAGTAGCATCTGCTAAGCAGCGCTACGAGCAGGCTGTAAAGAACATTGGTGGACGCTTTGCTTTTGCAAGCGAACAGGCTGATGTTCTTGCTCAGCAAGCACAAGCTGCACAGCAAGCCGCAGTTGGATCTATGATTGAGGCAACTCGTCAACAGCTTGGTCGTGCCGGTGCAATCTACCAGCCAATGGCTGCCTCTGGTATAGTTAACCCAGATGTCGCTGACACTCAAGCCCTTATCCGTCAAACTGGTGCAGCTAACCTAGCATTCCAGGCTGGTGAGCAGGTCGGCGCAGCCGCCGGTGCCCAGGCTACCCCGTTCTCCGGAGGACCATCTACTACATTCGCAGGTCAAGAAATCTCTGCTGGTATGGGACAGACTGGTCGTCTCCGCGTTAGTGCTGACATTTACCGGAATGCTCTACGCGCTGCTGAGGCTTCAGGCTTAAGCCGTGCCGAAGCAGAGGGTGCTGCAGCTGAGACAGCTCTAAAGGCTGCTGCTCAGGACGAAGCTCTTCGTCGTTATACACAGCAACTTCGTGATATTGAAGCAGCCCGTACTACTGGCCTTACACAGGCCGCTCAGTTCGGTGCTCAGTCCAGCATCTCTGTTAGCGAGAATCTTCTTCGCTCTACTGAGAACGAGCTTAATCGTCGTGCTGATCAGATCTCACAAGAACGTCAGTTTGCTAATCAAGCACAGCGTGATCAACTTGATCGTGAGTTCCAAGCTATCCAGGCTGAGAAGAACCGACGCAATGCTATCGCTCTTCAGAATCTTCAAGACCGCGCAGCCCTTGCTCGTACTCGCGTATCTTCTGGTACTTCAAGCCCAACACCATTACAAGCAGCTGGTACATATCTTGAGTTAGGTCAGCGTACGCGCCTAGGATCCTTCTTACCACTAGCAGCTGGCACCCTTACTCCTACACAGAAAATCAACGTTACTGGTAAGAATGGAAAGGTAGCACCTGTAGAAGTAAACGTTTCTGACGTTATCTACAACGCAACCTTAGCAGCCGGTCAAGCAGCTGGTCTCCCAGCTTCCCAGCGCAAGGCTGTTATGTCCTCTTACTTAAATGAACTTCGCAAGAATCCAGCAGCTTTAGCTGTCGTAGGGTCCTTACTAGGTATGAAGACTGTTACAGTAGATAATCTAGTACAATGGACTGAGACCAGCCAAGACTTTACTGGAGCCATTAAAAGTACTAATGTAAAGCCTACTACAACACCAAAGCCAAAGAAGTAACCAGATGGCGAGCCTAGAAGAATTAATCGGCCGCGCTAACGAAGCCCGCAAGTCAGCCGGTCAAGCCGGTCAAGCTGGCGAGGCTCCTTGGATGCAATACCTACGCGACTATAACGCGTCGGTATTGTCTGCCCCTGCTACCGGTACTACTACCGGTGGTGCTGCGCGTTTCCAAGATAATGCACCGATGAAGTCTCAGATCTCGCAGTACGAAAGTAACGTAGCAATTAGCCAAGCAGCAGGTCTTCCAACCCAGACAGAGAAGAAGGGTTTCCTGGAGGGACGGGTTCTTCCAATCTTCCGGTTTACTGGTGCAGTTGGTGCTTCGCTTACAAAGGAACTATCAGACTTAGTAGACCTATCTACTCGTCCGTGGGATAATGATGCCAAGGTAAAGTACTCTGACAATGAGTTCTCCCTGACTGACCTGCGCGATCAGATTAGAGATCGCATGCAGTTCACCGACCTTCCAGCATATCAGTTCCTTTCACGAAACATCGAGCAGGCACAAGCAGCTCCAGAAGGAACCAAGATACCTACAGGTATAAAGGCTCTTGACAACGTTCTTGATGGTGGTATTGCTGCCGAGAACGTAGTCACACCTGCCAAGGTAGCGCGTGGTGTAGTTGGTATTGGTGGATCTATTGCTGCTGATCCACTATCCTTTGTTGGATTTGGTGTAGGTGGTGCTTTAAGCCGTAAAGCTCTAGCAGAGTCTACCGCACTAGCATCTAAGAATGCTGCTGTTAAAAGCAGCCTTCTTGTACAGGGAGCAGAAGAGACAGCAGAACAGTTTGCTAAGCGCGTACAAACATTTGGTAATCAAACTGGTGATGCTCTTATAACAAATCGTGCGGCTGGAGTGCGTAAAGTATTCGAAGATACAGCAGAGAAGCAAGGCCTAGATAGAGTCGTTGGTACACAGGCATTTCTAGACTTCATGCCTAAACAGCTTCAAGGTGGAGTAGGACTTCTTCTTGGTTCAGCAAAGTTCGGAGCTATCAACCGTGGTGGAGTTCTTACCGAAAAGCTTGGAATCTCTAAGGCCACTACACCAGTAGTACAAGCATACCAGAGCGCTAAGAATGCAGCCCGTGCCGGAGCCGGTGGAGTGTTTGACACCAAGCTTGGTGGCGCTGTTGCTCAGCTGTGGAACAAACCCCTAAATAACATTGGTAAAGAGTCAGCTGCCTGGTCTGACTACATGAAGAAGATTGCAACAAGCGAGGCAGATGCCTCGGCTCGTACCACTTTTGGGGCTTATATGGCAGCAAAAGCGTTCCTAAATGACTCAGATAACGCACTTATTGAAGTAACTT